CAAATATTCCTTTAAGTTGTTTATAGGCTTAGGTACTAATTCTAATATACCAGAAGACTGTTGTCCATTATAAACAATAGCTTTATTGAACCATTGGTCATCAGTTTGTACCTGAGCATTATCATTAAATACACCATCAGGAATAGCAAAGTATTTGTAAGCTCTTGTATAGTCTTTTACATTCTGAAGAATCTCATCATGATATTCATAAGCAAAAGGATATTCAATAACATAAGGTTCTATGTTGTCATAGTACTTATTATAGATTCTTATATTAGTTAAATGTCTCCATAGAGAAGCTGTATTCAATTCTGTATATGTAATAGCAGCTATCTCTTCCACTGTAAGTAATTGAATAGGCATTGATATAACTGTTCTACACTTACCAGTAGATTGTAATATAATAGTAGTGATAGAATTTCCTACAGTGTAAGATTGACCTACAATAAGTTGTTCTTTAGTGACACCAACAGCTAGTACATTATCTAGATTATCATAGATTGTAAATGGTCCTGTTCTGTTTCCAGCTCCTGTTAATTTTATAATTACGGTCTTAGACATTTATTTAACAATTATTTTGTATCTGTAATATTCCACCTACTACCTCCCACCAACGTCCTCCATAAGCAAATGCACCTGGACTAGATGGACTATTTTGATCTTGTGAACCTGCAGCTGTAGCACTTGCATATACAAAAGTACCTGTTGCTAATGTATCAGTGTAATAAGTATAAAGAGTCCATACATGAGTGCGTGGATTATTTGAGTTACAAGCTTCACTATATGGATCTTGATCACCACTATTTGCATATCCAGTCCAACTTAAATAAGGTATAACTAGTTGACATGATTCAGCTTGACAATTTTCTGGAGGAGGCATTATAAGTAAATCTAAATTATAGTCATATGGTATATCTGTATTTGTTGGTGCAACATCAGGAATTAAATAACATCCACTTAATATTGCTGTACTTGTTTGAACTTGTACCCAAGTTCCTTGTTTTAATGCTGAATTACTTTTACCAACTTTAGAATCTCCTCCACTACATGATATCATGTTATAATAATAATTTACATAACAATCTGGACTGTTTACTTGATACGGATCACCTGGTTTAGCTCTTTGTGCTCCAACTGTTGAAGAACAAGGATTTGTATCTATCTGTTTAATATATTTATCTAATTGGCCTGGTACAGTTAAACTTTCTTGACATATAAATGTTTCTTCAATTGGTTGACTTACCCAATTTGGATTTCTATCACACACATCTGTATCTGAAACTCTTTGTTCAATTTGACCTCCATTATTAGGGTTCATGTTTTTCCAATCTTGATAACTTATACATTCATTACCATCAATTTCACAATATGGATCACCATATGGTTGCCAATCAGGTACTCCAGTTGTTATTGTCATATTTACATAATTTGTACAATTAGCATTATTAGATTTTACTCTAACTATAGTGGCAGCATCTGGCACCACGGTTGAAGTGTATCCAGCTAACAAAGCTGATTTTGCTATTCCTGTAGCAAATGCAGTAACGTATGCATCTGCATCTGAAAAAAGATTAAATGGTCCTGTATCAGTTCCTGCTGCTGCAATTGTTATTTCTACGGTTTGTGACATATATTTTAATTTTTTTATATTTTATCATTAAGGGTTACATACACATCCACCACCTAATAAATAACCTGTTCCTCCATTAAGTGACACTGGTAAATCAACATTATTACAAATACATATTTCATCCTCTGTTACAAATGCATCAAATCTTTCATTTCCGTTACAATCTGTCCAATAAAAATTACCACCATTTGAAATATAATATGCTTTTGGTGCAGGACATGGATTAGGTACAATTATTGTCATATCTACATAATTCGTACAACCAACACTATTAGATTTTACTCTAACTGATGTAGCTCCATTAGGTACTGCAGATGTAGTAAATCCAGTCAATAGATTTGCCTTTAGAACTCCTGTATTAATTGGAGTAACATAATTTAAATTACTATAAATATTAAATGGTCCTGTATCAGTTCCTGCGGCTGCTAATGTTATAGTTATTACTTGTGACATATATTTTTATTTTTACTTATGTACATGTTGAACAATTATTATTTTCAGTACAAGTGTTCACTTCAGTACATACATGAATACTTACATAATCACCAGACATTGAATCTTCTTGAGCACATATTCTTAATGTGGTATTTGGATTAATATTATCAGTAGATGGTGTTGATGCTCCACATGGTATATATGTAAATGTTGTTAATGTTTCAATATCATTTGATACTACATAACATTTACAAACTTGAGGAGTTGCTGAACCAGCAGTTAGTGTACAATCATATGTTTTTACAACAGCACTTCCTGCAGTTAATGTACAATCATAAACAGGAGGAGGAGGAGGACCACCTTGATATACTGCTGTACCAATCAAGTTACAATAAAGAACTGTAGTTGTAGTAGTTGTAGTGCTAGGTGTAGGAATCTCTACAGCAGCAATAGCAGCTAAATCACATCCTTCATTTAATCCAGAATAGAAGAAGTTATTCTCAGCTATATAGAAATTAGGAATATAACTATGGAAACTAATCCAGCTCTTTGTATTCATATTGAATGAAAGAGTCCAAGACTTATTACAGAAATACTCACGATTTGTAAGAGCTATATATTCTACTAATATATTACCACCTAATATATGTTCTACATAAAACTTTTGTAATGTTTCATCATATTTGATTACATCTACCTTTGTTGGTTGAGGAATATAATCAAGCTTTGATATCATAATTCTATCATACTTACTATCATATACACCATGTAGACCTAGGCCATTGAAGTGATTATCTATATTTACTGTAGGATAGAATCTTAGGATTTCAAATGCCAAATGGTCTGTAAAGAATCTATTCATTCCAGAACCAAAGGCAGATAAATCCTGTGCTTGGTTAGCAGTGATTAAAAAGATTTGTCCTCTTTTAGCATCTGCTATTATCTGTCCTTGAGGAATTTTTAATATCATTTTGTTCTGACATCCTACATATCCAAGATCTGTATCAGCAAAATCAATTGGAGGAGCAGACTTAAATAATGTATCATTACCTAAATAAGCAGCCTGAGGATTACTAGTTTGAACAGTAAGCATTGTATTATATAACAATGACTTATTCTCAAATCTAGCTAATACAGCTTTATTCTGAATACCATCTAATGATGTTAATCCACCATAGTTTTGAGGGAAATCAAAATATGATATAGGAGAATAGTTTAACCAACTATTAACTCTATTATCTGTATAGCTCTCTTGAGGATCAGAATATATAGCTCTAAAAGGGAATGTTGTATAACATTGGTTACCATTCCAATCTACAGGTAGATGAGAAAAATAATTTGTATCTTTATTCTGTCTAGAATAAGTTACATTGTAGTGATAAGTATTATCAAACTGAATAGGAACAACAGATTGTTGTACCCAGTTATCAGGAATACCTGTGCTCACGTGAGGATAGAAATCACCTTCTAGGTTATTAAATGCTTGACGTAAGTCTACATTTATAGAACTCTCTACATAGAAATAAGGAATACCATAAGCAAATAAATAAAACTTACCATTATAGTAAGCACTTGTAGAACTAGCTGTAGTTGTTCCTGAAGGAGATGCTGTAGAACTTGTACTTGTAGTGGTTGTAGTAGTATTTACTAATACTGTTTGATCATTAGGACAATCAAAGTTATGAGCTTTAATTGATATAATGTTCTTCATAAGAGTTTTTCCTGCGTAGTAATTACTCAAAATAGATCTAGCAGAATGCCAATATTGTGGATAAGCTACATTACCTATCTCATCATAGAATATATCACTATCATCAGGAGATCCAACTCTGTTATCAATAAAGAAAGGAAGCTTAGTTTTAAATGCAAATCTACTTATATATGTATCTCCACCAAACACTATCTCAGGCTGGTCAGTTGTAAGTGTAGCAAATATTCTTTGAAATCCTGTATCAATTGTATTATAAGAATACATTTGACCCCACTGACTAATATTTATATTTTTAATAGATCCATAATAAGAAACCACATTAATATCCTCTTGCATTTCTGGAGCTCCACAGTTATTCTTTTGAGATATTGTAAATCTAGAGGTATCAGTAATTAAACTATTTCCACCAGATAATAAACTTGGAGTTTGATTTGGAAAAGGTAAATAAGTTGTTGTTTCTTTTGTTTTTAAATAAACAGAAGATTCTCTTTGAAAGTTATTGATATTATGATTATCACCAACATTTTGTACACCAGGAATAAGATATTGATATAAATCAAGTTCTCTTTGTTTAATACCTAGATTATTTTGTATAGGAGCACTGTAGTCATATTGAGCTACAGAGTTAAAAGAATAAGCAAAATTTCTTCTTGTAATACCATTAATATAAATTTGTAGATATGCTTGATAAGCTGTAAACATTGCTGTTGCATCAAATGTATTTGTAACTATAGCAATAGCATAACTAGAATTTAAAGCTTCAACTTGAGCTTGTTTACTAATTAACTTGTATGTAGCATTCTTTTTAACTTGTACAAAATGAGCTCTACCAGCTCCATATATAGCACTTTCTAATTTAAGAATATTACCTAGTGTAGGTTGTCCAAAAGAAGTTTCAGGAGAATTAAATACCTGTCTATATTTAGATATATTAGGATCAAGAAAACTTCCATTAAAACCATCTAGTTCATTTGGATAACACTTTACATTTAAACTGTTATTTTCAATAACACCATATTTTGTAGAACCGCCTGTACGTGAAGGAACACTAGATGAATCTACAATTTGATTAGTTCCTACAGAAACAGTTATAATATTTTCTGATCCTCCAGGAATTGTATATTTAAAAGTTGTAAAAGTAATTGCCCCATCTCTATATGCACTTAATGTATAAGAAGTAGCTGTGATATCAGTTACTGTAGCTGTTCCACTTAGTACAAAAGGTACTGTAAGTGAACATAACTCAGTCATACTTAGAGGCATATTAATAACTAACAATTCTCCTGAATTACAATTAGTATATTGTATTGTACCAGCTAAAGAAACATTTATTCTAAATGTACCACACTCAGAATTATATGCATTATTTTCTTCAAGTAAGAATGGATCTTTAGCAAGATCATTATATGGATAGTTAGGATAGTAATATTCTGTTCCTTCTCTTTCATACTTTCCTACATTTCTTAATATACCTTTAGCTACAATAGATCTATTTGTAGCTCTATCTCCTCTAACTATTTTAAATCCTACAATAGAATCTTTTTGATCTTGTGGAAGAGTTGATGAATTTATTAATTGAGCAACTTGTTGCACATTTAGTTTAACACCAATTGGAAATACAGCATCATCTTGCATCACTGGTGCATATGTTCCATTAGGATTGTATGTTGGTTCAGGATTTTGAAATATAGGAGAAACTAATACATCAGGAAATTTGTGATGTCTAATTGGTGTATTAGCAAGGTCTCCCCATACTGCTGTATTACATGGGTAAAGTTCTGCAGATTCCCAGTATGAAAAATCACCATATTTATATGGTGTTGCATTTCCAATATTAGGACCACCTATATCTCCAATTACAGATCCTGTATTATAAATTTTCCAATATTCTTGTGGAGTACCATCTCCAATATAGTCAGCATTTGCATTAGGACCTGTTTGATATATATATGGAAATTCATCTGTTGATGTTTTAGCTCTACCAGGAATATGGAAACCATCAGTTTGTTTACCATTTCTTAGTAAAAATACTATCTCAAATGCATATACCTCATCTCTAAGATAGCTTCTTAGATTTGTGGCATTTAATGGATCTGAATAGTTTTCTGTGCTAGGGATCTTATATGTTTCCCATTGAAGAGTTATACCACTAGCTATTTGCTGATAATTAATTCTATCAATAGATGTAAGATTATCCCATACTAATATATCTCTAACAGCTGTTAAATCTTGTGCAATTTCATAATATGGATATTTCTCAAATATATCAGCAATAGCAAGAGGTATTGCTGTTACATCTTGTCCTGTATAAGTTATTTGATTTGAAACACCATCAATAAAATATGTACCTACTAATTGTACAGAAGATATATCATTTATTGTTTTAATTACAGCTAAGTTGTAATATTGAAAGTATCCTGTGATATCTAAGTCCTTAATATTCAATACAATAGACCTACCCACTTGATAATTAAAATCAATTGTTGTAAGTTGAGGATTAGTAATAGGTGTTGGATTAGTTACACTATAATATGATGTATATCCACTACCTTGAGCATTAGCATATTGAATAGCAAATTGATATGTACCAGCAGTTAAATCCCCACCATTAACTATATCTATTACAGATAATTCTGGAATACTAAAGTTAGGTTGAATATTTAATTTATTACAATCTAATATTTCTGTTACAACTGGGTCACAAATAACACCATCTGTAAATGTTGTAATATATGGTTTATTATTTAAGTCTATATATCTTCTAGGATTAAGACCATCTGTCCAATAAACCTCTGTGCTACAATTAGTTATCTTATGAACAGCTTTGTGTATAGGATTATTAACATTAAAGTTAAGACATGCTCCTTCTACATACATGTGATAGACACAGTCATTATTATCCATATATCCTATTTGAGAAGCTCCTGTTTCAGGATTAGTCAAAAAGAATACATGCTTATTTTGTTCTGGAATAAAGTGCTCTCCAATAAGATGAAAGCTTTGAGGGAAGTTTAGGCATAGCTCATTACCTGGCTCATTCTGATAATTAACAGAATTTGAGTCAAAGTTTTCTACAGCTCCATTTAATGCGTACGTAAGAGTACCTTTAGGAATTTGTCCAATAGACATATCCGAGTTCATACCACTACGTGCAGAATTATTTTCCTGCCTAATATTAGTTGTTTCTTCTCCAGCCATATCGGTTAGTTCTATTTGGTAATTCGTACATGTTGAATCTATTCAAGTCATTCTTGATTCTTCTTTGCTTCTCCCAAGGAGTTTGCTTTTTAATCTCAATATCAGCCATGATAAATGCCTCATTAGACATTTGCTCATATCTTTGTAGCTTCTGTTGTATCTGTGCAAAGGTTTCATCAGTTAATTGATTAGACAATGTTTCAAACACTTTATATTTAATAAATGCTTCTACAAACTCTCTGATACGATAGTTATCAGGAATCATTTGATTTCCAATACCATCATATTCTGTAACGTAAAATATCAAATGAACTATTCCATTTCTGAAATTAGTAACAAATTTATTATCTCTAATATCAAATGAATCATAACTAGCAGCTCCTGGAGTAAATTCATGTAGAGGAGGAGCATATTCTGTAAACTGCCAAGCATTAGTATAATCTACATCACAATTACCTCTAGCAGATATATTACCTGGTTTAAGTAAATATTCTTGTTGATATGCTCTAGCTATTGATTGATTAGTTTTATATACAGCTTGTATAATCTCAGGCATACAAGTTCCATCACATTGTGGATTCTGACATACAGGATTAACACAAGGAGTTCCTCCAATAGTTAATGGAGCAATCTGTATAGTTGTTTGAGAAGCAGCTTGAGTATATAGTGAATTAGCTGTTTGATATGGATATTGAGGAATCTCTGTACACATCCAAGCTTCTCTTACAGCAACAAAGTTATCTGGAAGTCTAGCTTGAAAATCTTCAATATATAAAGGTTGCTCAGCAATAACATAAGTTGCCCTACCTAACTTCTTTAGACATTTGTCTAAGTAAGTAGGGAAAAGCAAATCATCTACAGCTCCTGTATCAAAATAGCTTTTTAGTTCCTCTTTAACTGTAGAATATACAGGCTCAGGAGAAACAAAGTTGTACTTGTAATAGTATGACATTTAATTTATTTTTTCCATTCACGATAAATATGTTGATATTTGTCGTTGGTTTTAATGTAGTGTGAGAGCAATCTTGACGTTGTACGAGAAGGTTTAAAATACCATAGATTTATATTCTTTAATCTAGTTGACTCTTTAAACCATTGCCATCCGAAGAAATAACCTTCTGTATGATAATTAAAGTTATATATTATCTTTCCTTTTTCTTTAGTTCTTTGCCAATCTACAGGTAAGTTAATATACTCTTTACCATCCACATCTTTTAGTTTTCTTCTCTTCTTTTTATTAATTGAAAATTCACCAAAGCCAAAAGGCAATCTGGCTTTCTCTCCAGTTTCTAATATATAGTTCTTGAAAAATTCATTGTAGGAATATACAATATTTCTCCACTCATCAAATGTGATTTTTATAGTGGGATTCTTTTTACAGAAATTATTGTAGTTTTCTTTACTAGCACTTCTCCAGTCTATCTTAATACGCATTAGTTATTGTTAGTTGTATTAGGTGCCTGACCATCAATACCATCAAAAGTTTGATCTGTTTTAATTCTAAAATACGTACTTAATAACTTTTGAGATGTTAATTCTAGCACTTGCTTTTCTAAATATCCTGGACATCCAAATTCTTTATCTAATGGATTAATACAATAATCCTCGTTAGGAACTATAGGAACTGGTCCACATCCACATGCTGGATACATAATTTCATTAGGAATATCTTCTTCAAAAAATGCTGCTATTCTAACAGCTTTTAATAAAGGATTATTTATATATAGATAACCATTAGTTATCCAATAATATTGTTCTTTCTTTATAATAGGAAGCTTCAATAGATTTAAATATCTATTGATTGTAATCTCTTTAAATCTTTTACCATTTCCTCCTAGAGCATTAATAGACCAAACTCCTTGAATAAGATATTGATAATTTCCTTCAGATATGCGAGGTAATTTAAAACTAGTTCTAGCTACATTACATGGATCAACATAATTACAACACTCAGAAATAGGAACCTCTATCATTTCTAAGCATGGGATAGTAGTAAATACAGTATCAGTAGCCCAAAGTCTTCTGAGATTTGTTTCACGTTTAACCAATAAAAATGTGTTGTTTTTGATTTCAGATGCAACAACCCTATCAGTGATAAGGTTATCTGTTGTTAATAGTTTGTGCATTGAACGCACATCTGAAACCATTTTCCTTAATGTTGCCATTATAAATACTGTTTGAATATATTTGTTATTCCATCTTCCTCATCTATTAGAAAGCCTGTTGCTTCTGCTTTAGACATAGTGTGACCATTTTTGTCATCCCAAAGACTTTTAGCATTAGAGAATGCTGGAATTTGGTAAAATTTAATACCATTGAAATCATGACTCACTTCATGGTGTTTATCTCCTGTGAATATATAAAAGTTCTGATGATAAGACCATCCCTCTCTATATTCTATTGGAAATAATCCAGCAAGCTTTGCAGGTTTAATAGCATCTCCATGATTAAACATTAATGCTGATTTACCATAGCTTATATACTTTCTATACTTAGGACTTACATCAAATGTTAATCTTTCTGTATTTCTAAAGTAAGTTTGTAACCAATTGACCATATGCCAACCTACATACTCATCATGATTACCTGCTACATATACAACATTGACATATTCAGCATATTGTAATAACATTGTAATCATTAACACCTCATGTCCACAGATATATTCAAAAGATGTTTGATATGTATGTGTATTAGTTTGAGGAGTTCCTTTAGTTGTCATTCCATTGAATTCACTATTGAATTCATCAGAACCGATAATATATGTAATTTTCTCTAGGTTATTTGAGAGTTGTGCTTGATTAGCAATCAATTCTACTTTGTACATGATATGAGCTAATCTATTAGATATATCATTATTACCATCAATATCATATTTATTTATATGAGAGTCTTGTTTGTTAATAACTAACATACCTTTTGGTTTACCAAAGTCAACCTTAGGGCTTATAACTGATTGACTTATAGGTTTATATGAACCTAAGAAGTCTATAAAGTTATCTTGAAATAGTTGTTCTTCTTTCTTCTTACCTAACCAAGCTTTAACCTGCCAGCGTGGATTACCTGCATTTCCCCAGAAATTCTGTACATATTTAGTTATATCCCATTTGTCTGTATCTATCTTACATTTCTCTATAAGCTCATCTAAACTCTTAATTTCCTCACCTAAATTAGCTATTACCTCACCTGTACCTTTAATTAGATCCTCTGTAAATTTAACCACTGTATCTTCTAAATCTGCTATATAGTTTCCAAGTTCTGCTTCAGTCTCAATCACGTCTGCTTTCCTAATATCTGTAAGTAATTCATCAACCTCATCTTCTGTAACTCCTAGCTTTTCAGCATAATACTTCTTTGATTTCTTCCAGTGTAGCATCTGTTGTAATTGTTCCAATTGAGTTTGGTTTGCAGACATATAGGTAAATTTGGTTAAAATTACCGTAAAGGTATGAACTATTTTTGATATTCCCAAAAATATGCTAACTAATTTAATTAATGAAAATAACTAATTTGATTATACTTTAAACAAAAACCCCCAGCCTAGAAAGGCCAGGGGATACCTTGGAAACCAACAACCAAGGTTTTTAATTATATTAACATTGGGATTCAGAGTAGGTAAACACACCATTTGAAAGATTCCATGATATATTCTGTAAATCATAGAATAAAGCAGTGATAGAATTACCTATTTGATTTCTAGCAATTGCTGTACAAGTTGTAGGAGCACCTCCTCCAAGTCCTGCAAATGAGTAACCATTGGCTACAAATAATGCATAATCAGAAGCATTTAAGTATATTCTTAGCACTACATTTAAAGGACATCCATCAGTTTTAGCATATCTTCCTTTTTGAGCTAAATAATATGCATCTGGATTAGGTGTTGTACTTGAAGAACTTGTAGTGCTAGATGTACTACTTGTACTAGTTGTAGTGGTAGGAGCACCTGTTACTATTAAATATAAACTTGAATTACAAGGTCCTGCAGATCTTAAAAGAACTTCTGTTGTTCCAGTTGGAAGAGTTGCCTCATATCCAGCTAGTAAATCAGCTCTAGATATACCAGATGTAATTATTGTTGAAAATCCATTTGCATCTGAATATAAATTAAAAGGTCCTGTATTACTACCTGCTGTAGTTAATGTTATTAGTACTGTCATTTTTGTTGGTTTTAACAGTTATTTACTATTGCACAGAATTGAGCTTTTAATGTTGGATTTGCTGCAATTGCTGTCAACAATGATGCAGCACTTAAATTATTATCTATTTTTTCTAACGCTAATGTTAAGCAATCTCCACTTGCAACACCTGAGTTTGGTAAATTTGGACCAACATAATATGTATTATTTGATGTCACCATAGTGTTGCTACATCCAACAGGAACAGGATGATAATAAGCAGAGTAACAAGGTTCACAAGGAAGACAAGCCATTTTATAAAAAGTTTAAATATTAAGGAATATACATAATATAATAACAAGCAAGAACTGGTTGAATATTATTATGACCTACACCATTACCAGTACTAGCAATACTAACACCTACATTTGTAGATACAGATATATTTGTAGTAGTAGAACTTGATTTACCTGTACTAGCTATACCTGATGTAGTTTGAGTTATTCTATAACTACCATTTCCACCATCTGCATGTTCATTTGCTGCAACTGTATTACCATCAACAGTTGTATTATTAGCTGTAGTACCACTTGTATAATGTATATGACCAGGATCTGTTACAGTTGTTGCACCGTTTGTAACAGTGGGAACATGTGTATGAGAAGGTAATTGTGTAACATCTAATGTTACAGTATTTATACCAGTTGTTGTATATTTAGCATAGTTTGGATTACCAGTAAATGCAGGATCTACCTCAGGATCTAGTGGTTGACCAGGAACACCTACAATAGCACCTACACCAACTCTACCTCTTTTATCAGGAGTACCAAATGAACCATTACATAGATAGACTTTATACCATCCTAAATTAACTAATCCTCTACCTTGACCATCAAAGTTTGTCAATGGTCCGTAATACTCCACAGCTGTGTAAGGAACCATCTTTGTATATTGTTGAGTAGAACCACCTTGTTCAGATAAATAAGCTGCAATTAGAGCATTTAAATCAGCAAGCTTTACATAGTTACTATTTACGTTAAGTTCAAAAGCAACTAAATCACTAGCAACTGCACAAAGCTTTGTAATAACAGCTTGTAAAATAGCATGAGTATCAGAAGAAGCTGTTACTCCTGTAAGACATGCAATTGAATAATCAGCATTAAGTATAGCTAATGTATTATTAATAGCTACAATCTGTGCTTGTAAATTACATTCTCCTTTAGAAAGAGCTGTAATCCATTCTTTAGATGTATGAGTTAAACCTGCTGTAAGATAGCCAGTAATCAATGCACATACATCTCCTGCACTAAGTGTAATTTGATCTCCTACACCAGTTAATAAAGGAACTAAAGCATTCATTATAGCTTGTTCAACAGAAACTAAATTATCTCCTGTTTCAACACCTAATGCAGCATAATCTATTCCTGTATATCTAACACATTCGTCAGATACAGTTTGTACACATCCGTTATAACAACTATCGCAAGACATTTTTTACTTATTTATTAATTAACAATATAACTCTACTAGCAATCATTTTTACTGTAAATGGTTGACAGTAACTTGGATTACATTGTTTATATGTTAATATTTGTTTATAATTTAATAGATCGCCAATTACCTCACCTGGAATATAATTGTTCAATGAGAATATAATATTATTATATTGACTAACTGCCAATGCTGTTAGCTTCAAATCTATATCTTCTAAAAGTGCAGGTATACTAGCACATTCAATACAGTCGGTTAATCTTGGTGATAACATCTTTAATTCTTTGATTTGCTTTTACAGCAGCATGATAACACGCTGAACATAAGCCATTAATTAATTGACATCCACATCCTACTTTGATGCCACAGTCTCTACAGTTTGCCATGTTAAACGAAGTTGATTTGATAATTATTTCCAGAGCAACCACAGTTGTTACTAATAAAATTATTTAACATAGTGTCTGCTTGTATATATAATGTATTAGCTGTATCTATTGCACAGTTATTAGCAGCAGCTATTGATCCTTGAATCATATAGTAAATACTGTTAAGAGTTACCTTTGATTGCTTTTTAATAGCTAAGTCACATTCCATCATGTCAAGCTTCATAAATGCATTATCAAACTTTTCTTGTATTTTCTCTGTACGCATAATGTTCTTCTCTTTATAATTTATATATGCAGGTGAAACAGAATACTTTAAGAAATATACACCATCTGGAAGAGGTTGTGCACCTCCTGCAAAATTATTAAGTCCTAATGTAATAGAATTATAAACATTGAAGTCTAAAGGAATAAATGGAATAGAAACAGGAACAGTATATCCAGGGATAGTAATTTGCATTGTTGGAGCAACTACTACAGGAGGATTAGTATTATAAGTTGATATATCAGCTATTCCTAATGTTTGTGTGCTAAATGTATTAATTACTAAAAAATCTAAAGTCATGTTCTTTAAAATAATAATGCCAGAGGATTTGAGAATTAATCCTCTCACCCTCTGGCATAGGTTATATGATAACTACCTTATTCCTTAAGGGATCTGAGTAGTTGTTGTTGAAGTACTAGGCCATACAGTAGTTGTAGTGCTTGTAGTAGAAGTGATAGGAGCACTCTCATCAGTTGCAGCACCTAAAGCAGCAGCCAAGATTGCATTAACTGCAGTTGTTTGAGCTTGTGGAACAGCAATGATTACAGTTGCATCTTCATAAATATAGTCACCCCATTGGTAAGCTGATTTGTCATAATCGTTAAACTTGATGTAGAAGGTATCATAAGTTGTACCAGTAGTTACCCAGCTTTCAAAGTTTTCGTTATAACCAACCATTCTGTAAAGATGCTTCAAATAACCAGCTTGGTAGCTATAGAAGTTCTTTTCTAATTGTTGAATTTCAGCAGCAGTACCAGCAACATAAGAAGCACGTTGAGTAATAACTGGTTCAGCAACTACATTACAAGGATCAGCAACAATAAAGTCAGCAGTTGTAGCAGGTCCAGCATAAATGAAGGTACGGAATACCATACGATCATACTCCCAAGGGAATGCAGCAACATCACAAGGCTGTCCATATTGAGTTAATGGCTTACCACTAATAACTAATTTTGCATTTTGATCATTACCAATTCTTTGGAATTGATAGAATGTGCTAAAGCTAATATTATCAGGGTTGTTACCTGGAGCCTTTAAGCTTAATTGATAGATCAAACGATCAATTAATTCTGGTACATCTACATCAGAACAAGGATCACCACCACATGCTAAGCAAGGAGCGTTTACTGTTACTGAACGAGTGAAACCATTGAAGTACAATGTGTTAATGTAGCTAGAGAAAGCACGTAAAGTCAAAGTGATAATTTCACCTGGCTTAACATTGAAGTTAACTACTTCAGTTACTTGATTCGCAGCAACAGGAGATCCTGTAACTTTGTACCATTCTGTAACATTTGATTTACCATTACCTCCAGAATTTAAAGCACCAGCAATCTTATCAGATCTTTTAGATCCTTGAAGATAGGTGTTTACTCTTCCTTGAGCAACGTAGAAATAAGGAGCAGCAGCAATATTACCTGCTGTTGCATAAGTATAATCATTTTTGAATATACCAAATTGACCTGGGGTCAAATTCTGAGTAGATCCAGAGCTAGGGAGTGTGTTTCCTACTGGAGATACAAAGAGCGTGGTTAGAGAAAAATCTGCCATTTGTTTTTATTTTAAATTGTAAAAAGTTATTCGTTTGTCTGTATTCTCATTTGAGCAGTTTGAACTGCAGACATGTTTTCTGTGTACATAGCTAGACTTTGAACTGTAATATCCAAAATTTCATCTTCTAAGTATGTTTCTAATTCGCAATTCTGATCATATGATGGTTCTCCATCTAGCATGATATATCCTTCTTTATTGATGTATTCAGGATATCTCATATAAGATATGAATATTTGCTTTGGTGTAAAAGTCCCATCTGTAAATACACTTATCTCATCAGAAGATATAAAGTTGAATGTCTCTTGGTATTCAAAAGAAGGCTTGTAATGATCATTGTTCAGAATGAACTGAATATCACCATGTTTAGCCAAATCTCTATTAATCCAAATCTTTCTATCTGTACATCTTCCTTTATCTGCTAATACATAACTATCGATGTAGAACATATATTTTGGAACCAGTTGATGTATATTTGTCATCCATTGATTTAAATCAGCATTTAACAAAGTTAAATCTAATGGTTGGTGATTATAAGTTATCACCAAACTTTGTAGATCTTCATAACGCTTTTTAAAAGCATCGAGACCTAAACCAGATACCGTATTTTGACCATCAACCTTTTGCTTTATAAGCTTAATCTGAGCCTCATTTAAAGCTAGGATTTTGTCTTCTAGGTTAATTTGTTGATGCTCGTTAGTTGATAGTTTATTTAGTTTCTGATCAATCTTATATAATAAACTATCTACTGGGATCATACAGATGCTAATTTTTTAGTTTTCAATTTACCTTCTAATGTTAATAGTTGGTCTTGATTGTCTTCGTTTGCAAGGAATTTAACTAAATCATCTTCATCGCTTGCTATTTCATATTCACCTTCATAAATCTTGCCATTAGGCTTTGTTCTATAAACTGAATGGGTAAGTGCTTGTTTTACTAAGTCTTTAATATGTAATAAGTTTTCCTTCATATCAGCAAATCTGTTAAAGATTTCTACAGGATTTAAACCTTGGTATTTACCATTTTTAAACTCTGTTTGTTTCAACATGTTATCTACTTGATTGTATACAACTTCTTCTTTAGTATCTTCAGTGATAGGAAGACCTAAAAGTCTTGCAACTTTCTTCTTCTTATCAGGAGTCATAGAATCAAACTTAACAATAGCTTTATTGATAAGTTGTTTCTTTTTAAATACAACTGCATTTTCAATCTCATCATCAGCTACATAAAATTGTACATCTGCAGGATATTCACCACGCTCCCAAGCTTGGTAGCTAGAAGCAATAGTAGGATGCACTCTTAACCATGAAAAAGCTAATTCTTGTAATGTATTAGTGAAATCAAAATAATTATCACCATCCATAAGCTTTACTGGTTGTACGTGAAGAACATCATCTGTTGAGGTTGATAATCCATAGTTCCAAAATTGAGATCTTGGTCCTAAGTCAATATCACCTAAAGCAGCTTCAAGTTTCTTACGTAAGTCAGTTACTCTTTCAACTTCTAGTTCTCTTTCAAGATTATCTTGAATTCTTCTAATGTATGCAGCTTGTGGATCAAGTCCTGTTCTGTACTGACCATCAAGTTCCTTATAAGGATACTTAAATACTCCTGTACCAGGAATTCTTGTTAATCCTTTCATAGCAAGTCCACCTTGCATAGTTTGTAACTGAGAGTTATTATACTCCTTTTTTAAAGTGGAGATCTTTCCTATCTTACCCATATGTAGTTGTTTTTGTTTGGTTTATTTGCAGATGGTTACCATCGAAGGTGATGCAGTGAGGCATGAAGCCTAAACTCATCCATCTGTGTTTGAGAAGACTCCCCCACTTTTGAGGAGTGG